GGCTTTGGCACACACGGCCTGAATGCACAGGCGTTCAGCCCAGTCGGCGGTATCAATGACCAGCGTGCCGCAGGGGATACTGCCCTTGCGTACCTCGGCCACCTCATCCAACAGCATGGCCCAGCTGGTGGGTTGGGGCAGGCGCTTGACGTTCAGCCGCTTGGTGCCGCCCTCGGTGTCGATGAAAACAGGATTCGGGAAATGGGATGCAAAGGTGCTTTTGCCGATGCCTTCCGGGCCGTACAGCACGGTCTTGACCGGCGAATTCTGGATGCCGGTGGTAACTGCATATTTGCTCATTTAGAACGCTCCTTTCGTCCAGCTTTTCTGCTGGGCTTTTCGGTGACGGGCGGCAGGGAGGTTTCGGCATCCTTCACCATGCCGTCCTCAATGATGATCTGGCACTCGCTGCCGGTAGAGACCCGGGTGGCAATGGCCTGCAGGTGTTCTGCTTCCAGCCATGCGGAGAACTCCTGCAGGGTGGTCATGTCCATCTGTTCCAGCTTGTCCAGCAGCACAAACCCGCAGTCCGGGTTCAGGCGGCGGACGATGGCAGCGGCCACCCGCAGCTGGTCGCTGCCGGACATATCCCGCCAGTGCTTGCCTTTATAGGTAAGGGCGCCGTCCTCCACACTCAGCTCAGGCAGGGGCAGGTCGGCACCGTTCAGCAGGGCCATGCGGTCGGCCCGCTTCCGGGTGATGGCTTCGGTGAGCTTGTCGTAATCGCTGGCATACCGGGCGGCTTCGTCCTCGGCCCGGGATTTTTCCAGATTGGCCCGCACCTTCTGGTTGATCTCCTCAATGTCCCGGATGGAAGCTTCCAGTTCGGCGGTGGATTCGTCCTGCAGGTTCTCGGCTGACTTCCGTGCTGTGTAAAGCGATTCGTTTACTTCGGTCTGCTCCTTCACCAGCAGCGCAAGGGTTTGTTCCAGCTGCGTGCGGCGATCTGCCAGCACTCGGGCTTTCTCTTCCAGCCCGGTAAGATTTTGGCGCAGCCGCTGATTCTCGCCGTTGCGGGCCAGGATTTCCTGCTGCTGGCGGATGAGGTCGGAGGCGCTGACCGGCTCCTCCGGTGCATCCGGGTAGGAGATCAGCTCCTCGGCAAAGTGTTTTTTCTGCGCGGCCAGCTGGCCGGTGAAGGTGCGCTTGTCGTACAGGGCCTTGATCTCAAGATCCCGGGTGTGCAGTTCGGTGCCGATGCCGATGATCCGGAGCAGGATGTCGGCTTTCTCCTTGTCGGATGCTTCCATGAAGCGGGGCAGATCCAGCGCCAGCGGCTCGATGAAGGCGTTGAGCAGCTGCTGGCCGCTGCGCCGTCCGGTGGGGTCGGTGACGGTCAGGGTGCTGTTCTTGCCCTTGCGTTCCACCACCACGCCGTTGGAGAGCTTGACCTTGAGGTGGGCGGGAGCCACGGCCCCGTCCCGCTGGGCGGCGTCCGGGCGGAAGCGGTCGCCGCCGAGGGCCCACGCCAGCGCGTCCAGCACGCTGGTCTTGCCCTGATTGTTGTTGCCACCCACGAGGGTGAGCCCGGTGGGCGACGGCGTGAGTGCAACGGCCTTGATGCGTTTGACGTTTTCGGCCTCTAAGGCCATGATCTTTACAGACATGCGGATACCTCCCCTTGAGCGGATGCGAGTGTGTGCACGAACTGGTTGATTGCGGTCTCCCTCTGGTCATCCGGCAATTTGCGGAACTGCATTTTGGCGGACTGAACGATGCTGGTAATGGAACGGCCTGCCAGAATGATGCTGTCGTAGGCATCGCGGGCATCCTGTTCCTGCTGTGCCTTATAGTCCGCAGTCATTCCGGCCGCAATCTCGTAAGCTTTTTCGCCTGCCCGCCGGTCTACCTCTTCCTCATCCACCACAGCGGCGATGGGCTGCTTTTTCAGGGCCGCATTTTCTTCCTGCAGCTTATCCGCCCGGAGCTTGGCCGCTTCGGCCACCTGCCGGGAGCCGGAAAGCTGGTTCTCAGCATCCTTGGCACGGGCTTCGGCCTTGTCGCGTTCCGCTTCGGCTTTCTGGCGCTGGAGGTTGGCCGCAATACGGCTCTCGTCTGCATCGTGGTAGCTCTGCTGGAGCTGGGCGTTCTGCTCTTTCAGACCGCTGATGTCGGCAAGAGCGGATTCATAGCGGCTTTCTGCTTCTTCCCGCTTTTCCGCGTCCTTATGGGTCTGGGCTTCGGCGCTTTTCACCAGCTCCTTGAAATAGGCATTTTCCTTGCGGGCGTTCTGAGCGGACTTCTCGGCAGCGTCGGCACGGTCTTTCTCGGCCTTGAGCTGGGCCATAAGCTCCTGATACTCTTTGTAAGTAGTGATGTCACCGGTAAAAACGGCTTGCTTGACCACCTCCGGGGTGCTGGGCTTGGCCGCAGCATACAGCAGTTTCAGGGGCTGCACGTCCAGAATGGACTTGCCTTCCAGCTGGATGTTGCCGCACTGTGCGGCAACGCTCACCATGCGGTCACCGGTGTCCCGGCTGATGCCGACGGCGGCACACCACTTGCCCCAGCTGCCCTGATAGTGGTTTGCGGTTAGGTCGTGAGCGTGCTTTGCGGCCATGATACGGGCCATGTTGCCGGTGATGAAGGTCTGCGCATCCTGCAACAACAGGGCGTTGGTCTGGTCGTCTGCACCAAAGTCAAAAGTGGGAGCGGTACTCGAGGGCACAGGCGCGTTTTCGTCTGCACTGACCGGAACACCGGGTGCGTCGGCAGCAGTCGCCAGTTCCGTCGTAGGGCTTGACCCCTCCGGTGCTGCCGGGGATGCCGCAGTTTGGTTTTCCGCAGCAGTGGCAGCATCCGAACACTGCGCGGATGGGGTAGGGTGTTCTTCCACCGGTTCAATGGGGGCGTTCTTGCAGGGCTTGGCCTCCCTGAGGGCCGTCAGCATCTGCTCCGGGAGCTCGTAGTCGTCCATGGGGATGAACTCGTCGCTGGTCAGAAACGCTTCCGGGGTCAGATGTTTTTCAGCGGCCTTGGCTTTGCCGAACTTCTGGGTCAGCAGATGGCTTTCCTTCCAGACCCGTGCGGATTCGTCCCAGCGCCAGAAGCGCCCACGGGTATAGGCGTAGTAAACATCGTTGCTGTTCTGGCTGATGATCATACCCGCACCTCCGTGTCCTTGAGGCGGTCCAGCATCTCGGCCTGCACATCCTTGCTCATGGGCTGGATATTGTTGCCCTTCCAGCCATAGCAGAGGATGGGTCCGTAGATATGCTGGCCGCGATAGATACGGTTCAGGTCTCTGCCCATGATGCCGTACACCAGCACTGCCGGGGTGCGTGGCAGGACTTTCTGCTCACAGGGGCACCGCAGCAGTGCTTCGATGCCCTGCAGCGTGTCCGGCAGGGTGGTGACTACCGGCTCTTTGCCCGGTTCAATCAAAATTCCTTTCATTGTAAAACCTCCGATTTTGTGATATCATCGGGGTGATGAAGTCGTTCAAACTCATCATCCCTTGCAGCTCGTCGGTGTTGGCGCACCGGCGGGCTTTTTTCGTATAGTGCGTACCGGCGGCAGGCTGTCCACCTCGCTGCGGTCGATACGTTCCCGCGCAAATGTGTACTTGTAAGTTCGATGGCTGCCGCTGAGCCCATGGCTGACGGCAGACGCAAAGCTGTTCGCGCTCTTGTAGCCCAGCCGCCGGGCACACATCTCAGACGTGCCGGATGCCAGCAGATCGCCGGTCTTTGCGTCCCAGACGGTGTACCACATGACGCGGGCAGGTTTTTCATTATGCGCCCTGTAATCCCTGCAATATTGGTTGTGGCGCTCTCTGCGGCAGGAAGCGCAAAAGCGCAGGTTGCCAGCAACATTTTCCATCACCTTGCCGCAGTCCAAACAAACGCGGGTAAAGTGCTTTCCTTTATTCATGGGTGGTGTCAGCCCGCCTTCCTTCCGCTCTTCACGGTGTTGCGGGGCTGCTGGTGCACCTTCTTGCTCCGCTTTTTCTCCTGATCGGCGGCGTAGAAGCCCAGCCGCATAAAGAAGATCGCCAGCAGGATCAGCACCATGGCCGTGATGAAGTCGGCATCCGAAACGGTGCCGCCGGTCTGGAAGCTGCCCTCCAGCCCCATGCCGTACAGCAGGCCCACCACAAAGCAGGCCATTGCCAGCCAGTACCAAACGCCGGATTTAATCTTCATTGGTGGGTTTCCTCCATTCTGTCCATAAGATCGGCGGCAGTTGTCATGATGTTGATGATTGTCTCTGCTGGGTTTTTGCTGTCCATACAGATTCCCGCGACCAATGCGGTGCAAAGAGCCGCTTGTTCCATCTGTGTGCCGCAGGCGTAAATTTTGGGGTTGCCATCCGATCCCAGCTGGATTTTCAACTGAGCGTTTGGGTTGATTTTCATGCTCCTACCTCCTGATAGTCAGTTGCGGGGCCGCAGCTGTCCAATGTCCATCCAATGACCGGGTGCCATTCGCCATCTGCAAAAACCTGCAGGCCGGTGTGGTTTTCGTCCTTGACCTGCCCGCCCAGCTGGTAGCAGCCGGATGCCCGGCTTCCATCCCAGCGGAACCACTTGTTCCAGAACGTCGGTGTCACGTATGCGCATCCGGTGGGTGCGTCGGCCCGCTTGGATGCAAGGGTGTAGGGTTCGTTCATGCGGATTCTCCTTCCTCGACACGCGGGAAGAAATACTCCCCGATTTCATTCTGCCGGATACCCAGCAGCTCGCACATTGCAGTGATCTCCGTGCTTGTCCACGGGTTGTGCCCCTGCATCCTGCCGCTCATGGTGTCCCGGCCAATGCCGATGTACTCGGCCACTTCCTGATCGCGGTAGCCACAGCTGTGGAACCGTCCCCGCAGCTTCCAGTATGGGATCTGCCGGAAGGTGCCGCGAATGGTTGATGCGTTCAACATTTTATTCCTCCTTCTTTTCGGCGGGCAGCCCATCCAGCGGGCTGTC